CTCTGCGCTCAGGCCCAGGAAGCGCCACTCCATGTCTTCCTGGCCCATCGTGTTCTGCAGGATGTAGGTGAATATCGAGTCAGCCAGCCACCTGCACAGAGGCCGCAGGGAATGCCTCAGTTCTGCGCGCTCCTGCCCTTCGACCATCCCCGCGCTGCCCAGACCGGTGGACTTGCCGCCAGGCAGGAGGCCAATCTCCATCGGCTTCACATCGAAGACCATGAGCACTTGCTCGGTGAGCCCATAGTCCGCCGTGGTCACCAGGTCTGCAGGGCGCATCTCCTTGATGCCGGCACTCGGCACAACCACATGCTTCCACTTCATCGCAGTATCGCCAGACATGGCGTTCAGCACGTCCTGCAGGGTGCGGCACTGCTGCGGAGTCCAGCCGGGGGGTGCCAGAACGAACACGCCGGGGATCGCGCCCTCGGTGAAGAACTGCAGCTGCCAGTTCTGCCGCTGCATCCCAACCCGGATGGGGAGAATTGCCTGCTCTACTGGGGGGAAGCCATACGGCGTGAAAGAACGCGTGACGTACGGGGCATACAGGAGCTGATCGCCTGTGTAGCTGCGGATGGCCTCCTTGTCGTCGGGCAGTTCGTCGCTGCCCAGGAGCAGGGTCATCATGTCCACACGCGGCACGCCGTACAGGAATTGCTGGTAGGCCACCGCCGGAGGGCGCGGCGTGGCGCCCGTTACGTCGATGATGGGCTTGATGGTTGTTCCGTCCAACAGGTCCACAGCCGCCAGGTCTGTACCGAATGGGCCACGGCCCGGCACGCGCGTCGGATGCAGGTAAAGGCTGACGGCATCCACAACGAACAGGTCTTCCAGCAGCGCATTGAACCAGGAGGCAAAGTTGTTGTAGTTCGGATCAGGCCGCTGCCAGAACTTCACTGCAATGTTCCTGCGTTCTCGCCAGTCGCGCATAACTGCGGAGTTTGGCTTGCCACCGCCCGCCGCGAGCATGGCCGCGTGAGCCGCACTGGTGGGCACGATATCCCAATCCATGCCCAGCAGTTCGTTCTTGCGCAGCTGGATACAGGTGCGCGCCACGCTGTATTCGTCTGCGTAACGGCGCAGCGTGGCAAAGTCGACCATCTTGATGCTGCCGGGTGGGCTCGGCAGGTTGTACCCAACGGGGTACTGCCACCGGCGTGGCAGCGGCTGCTGGCCCTCGGCCCGAGGTGCGTCGACGGCGAAAGGCCGCATAGGCTCCAGAGGCGCAAAGGCCCCCGCCACGAACTCCTCAACGGGGCGTGGCAGTCCTCCTGCCGCGGCGATGCCCGCGATGAACTGCTGGTACTGGGCCACCAGCGGGCTGAAACCCTGGGTTCCGACGGGCAAGGTCGCCGCCGTGGCCACCTGGGCCCCCGCCGCCTTGTATTGCTCAGCCAAGCACCGAACGAGAGACGGCCTCAACACCTAGCTCCTCTGCTCTCCCGTATCCGCCTCAACCTGCATGTCCTCAGGGAACACAACGCGCGTCCTGTCCCATCGCTCCCAGTACTCCACCTCCAGCCTCCTGCCAGAGGAGTCCAGGCGCACCCGCTTCACCCTTGGGCACATGCCCAGGTGGTAGCCGCCGCAATCGATGCAGACGGGCTGCTTGCGTAGCGCCTCGATGTCCTCTCGGCTGGCCCCCCTCTCCGCGCCCCACCTGGCCAGCCAAGCCGCCAGCACCCGGCACATCCGCCTTACCATCAGCGCTGGCCCCCCATAGGCCCGCCGCACCGCTCACAGGCAGCCAGGCCCCGGTGCTGCACGTGGCTGCACGACGGGCATATCACGTAGCCATAGATGGCTGCAATAGCGTCGGGCGAACTGCTCGCATCTAGCTCCATAACCGCATAGCGCAGAGCGTCCATCGCGTGATCGTTCACCTTCTGTGGCTCGTCCCGCGCACCCTCGCGGCCCTTCACCCAACAATAGCTCTCGAACTCTGCGATCGTATTCACACAGGAGGGCGACACGGTGAGCCGGGGCCTGCCGTCTCCCTGGCGCGCCAGGCGCGCCTTGACGCTCTGGATACCTGCAAACACGTCCCGGTTGGCTGCCTTGGCCGGCAGGCCAGCACCCACCATGTCGGCAATCAGGCCGGGCGCCGACGGGTCGATGCAAATCGCCTGCGCTCGGTAAATCTCCACCATGCGCCGTGCTTCCTGTATCACCGTCGCCTGCAGCGCCTGCCGCTGGTAGAACTCTTCTATGACATGTGCGCGGCCATCGCCGTCTGTCCCCACTGCGAGCAGCACGGCCGGATTCGTGTAGCCCTCGTCGCAACCAATCACCACCTCGCGCCACGGCCCATCACGGTCCGCAACGTGCACCTCACGCGAGAACTCCTCGTAGACCAGGCCCTCGAAGGCGACGAACTGGCCGTCCAGCTCCTGCTGCGCAAAGGCGCCCTGATAGCTCGCTTCGAGCGACTTGACGAAAGCCGGGTCCAGGTACGGGTTGTCAGATGTCCGCGCAGTGAAGACGGTCAGCTGATCCCGGCAGCGCCAGAGCCAGTTACGGCCTCGCGGTGTGCTCGTCACCCATATCGGCCGCGCCTTGCCGCCGGCCCGCAGGCGGCCGATTACGATCTCCCATGTGCCCTCGGGGCAGAGTGCTGCCTCATCGATGTGCGCCCAGTCCAGGTTCGGGCCGCGCAGACGGTCCGGATTGTCAGCGGAGCGAAAGAGCACCTCTGCGCCGCCAATGCGCGCCAGGAATTCTCCCTTGTTAAAGCTCAGGATGGCGTCGCCGCAGACCTCCTGATAGGTGCGCCAGGTCGAGTCGCGCAGCATCGAGAACGTCGGCGCCACCACCATGCCCAGCCCGTAGTGACTGCAGTGCATGAGCGCCTTCACGGCCCCGGCGAAGCTCTTACCGGAGCCGATGCCGCCTATGAACGCCGTGCGCAGGTCAGGGCACTGCACAAAGTCATGCTGAATCGGATGGAGCCTGATCTCTCTTTTCATCCCGCACGATGTTGATCACCAGGGCCTGACCGTCTCGGCCAACGACTTCCTGGCGCACAGGCATGTCGAGGCCCATCAGCCGCGCCCGGCGCTCCATGATCCGCAACACACGATCGATGGCAGCAGGGTTGCCCTCCTTGGCCTGGGGCCAGAGCGCACACTGCAGTTCGTCCAGGCGCTGACACTCCAGCTTGCGCAGGTCTTCGATGCCCGCCTCGATGTAGCTGCGCTTCATTCCCGCCATAATGGCCTTACAGACGCTGGCGGGGTTCTTGTAGCCGAGAGCCTCAGCGATCTGCGCGTAGCTCTCGCCACGACAACGCCGCTCGATTGCCTCCACCTGGCGTTTGAACGCTTCCATGCGCCGTGGACTGGTGTTGCTTTCCCGCCTGCTGCCCTTGGGGTTCATTCGCCTCCTGTCACATGCGCGGTAAATAGAAAAAGCCCGGTGGGCTCTCTCCTATCAGAGAGAGCCCACCGGGCCTCAGCACATGCCCGGCAGGCCGGGCCATGCCCGGCCGCGTATCAGATTGTACACATCATACTACGGCTTCGTGCCGGCGTCAACCCCTCCGCGTTTGTACCACCGCTGTTCTTCGCCACATTGGGGGCACTCAACTACGACAAACGCGGTATGGTCGCGGATCAACGACGGCAGCAGCGTCGACGTGAACACCAGCCGCAGCCCACCGTCAGCAGCCCGCTCGATCATCGCTAGCTGCCTGCCGCAACGTTTGCAGCACCATGGTTTCGTTGCCGTCTCATCCATCTGTCGTAGCCCACGCTGCCAGCCGGCGCTGCCGTTATGCCTGTCTGCCGCGCCTCACCGCCCTAGCCATTCAGAGACTTGCTCTTGGATTATCTACCACGGGGCAGTGACAGAATGTGTCACTCTCCCAGCTCGCGCCGTGAGAAAATGCGCCACCGCCCGTCGTCGGTGACCAGCGGCACCCGGAGCGGCTCATCCTGCAGGGTGGCCAGGTCTCTCCAGACCGTGCGCGTCGAGACTCCCAGCCGCTCCGCCAGTTCAGGCACGCACCAGGAGCGCTCCCTCATCAGGTGGATCATGGTGATGAGCCGGATGGCACGGCACGC